AGCTAGGCCTCAAACAGCAGAGATATTTTTTGAAGACGTGCTAATGGCATGCGTGTTTTACGGAATGCCAATACTTGCTGAGAATAACAAACCTAGGTTATTGTATCATTTTAAAAGAAGAGGGTACAGAGGTTATTCGATGAACCGGCCTGACAGATTATGGAACAAGCTTTCCGTAACTGAAAAAGAAATAGGTGGCGTACCTAATTCTAGTATGGATATGAAGCAAGCGCATGCTGCTGCAATTGAAATGTATATTAACGATCACGTTGGTTTAATTTCAGAAGGAGAATACGGAACAATGTATTTTAACGATACATTAAACGATTGGTCTAAATTTGATATAAATAATAGAACGAAGTTTGATGCTGCTATTAGTTCAGGCTTAGCCATTATGGCTTGCCATAAAGATTTATATAGACCTGTAGCAAAAAAAGAAAGAACAAAATTAAATCTATCTATAGCTAGATATAAGCAAGATGGTTTTATTTCAAAAATAATAAAATAATAATATGGCTCAATCAGTTGTAAATAGTTATTTCCCAAGCCAAGTTGCTAGCGACCTTGAAAAAATGTCAGAAGAATATGGCCTTAAAGTTGGTAGAGCTATTCAGCAAGAATGGTTTAATAATGATAACGGAGCTGCTAGATATAAAAGCAATCAAGATAGCTTTCATAATTTACGTTTATATTCTAGAGGAGAACAAAGCATACAAAAATATAAAGATGAGTTATCTATTAATGGTGATTTATCTTATCTTAATTTAGACTGGAAGCCGGTGCCTATATTATCTAAATTTGTAGATATTGTAGTTAACGGTATTGCAGACCGCTCTTTTGATGTTAAAGCATATTCGCAAGATCCATTAGGTGTTTCAAAAAGAACCGAATATATGGAAGCAATTTTGGAGGATATGCAAAATAAAGAGTTTAAACAAAAAGTAAAAGGCGCGTTAAATATAAATCTCTTTAATAACGAGCCGGAAACTTTACCAGAATCTAATGAAGAGCTAGAACTTCATATGCAGCTAAATTATAAACAAACTATAGAGCTAGCAGAAGAAACAGCAATTAATACTTTATTAGATGGTAATAATTATGATTTAACTAAAAGAAGGTTATATTACGATCTAGCAACTATAGGTATTGCCGCTGTTAAAAATTCTTTTAATGCATCAGAAGGCATTGTTGTTGATTATGTTGACCCAGCTAATTTAGTATATTCTTATACGGAATCGCCATATTTTGATGATATATATTATGTTGGTGAAGCTAAGTATATTCCAATAAATGAATTAAAAAAGCAATTCCCTCAGTTAACAGAAGAAGACCTAGAAAAAATATCAAAAACAAATTATTCTAATTCCGGAGGATATAGTAAGGGATATAATTATTCTGAAAAAAGAGATTCTAATAGTGTACAAGTTTTATATTTTAATTATAAGACTTATGCTAACGAAGTATATAAAACAAAAATTACCGCAACAGGCGCTAGTAAAGTTATAGTAAGAGACGATACTTATAACCCACCGGCGGATAGTGATGAGTTTGGTAAACTTTCAAGATCAATTGAGGTTTTATATGACGGGGCTATGATAGTAGGCAGTGACTATCTTTTAAAATGGGAGCTTTGTAAAAATATGATGCGACCTAAAAGTGATAGCGCTAAAGTTAAAATGAATTATAGTATTGTGGCGCCAAGAATGTATAAAGGCAGAATTGAATCCATAGTAAGCCGATGCGTAGGCTTTGCAGACATGATTCAGCTTACACATTTAAAGATACAACAGGTAATGCAAAAGATGATGCCAGACGGTGTTTATCTTGACGCAGACGGCTTAGCTGAAATTGATTTGGGTAATGGAACGAACTATAACCCGCAAGAGGCGTTAAACATGTTTTTTCAAACAGGTTCTGTTATCGGTCGTTCGTTTACACAAGACGGCGATATGAACCCAGGTAAGGTACCAATACAGCCTTTACAGACCGGCAATGGTGGCGGTAAAATACAAACTCTTATTACGACATATAATTATTATATGCAGATGATTCGAGATGTAACAGGTTTAAATGAAGCTCGCGATGGTTCGTCTGTTGATTCAAGAGCGTTAGTTGGCATACAAAAAATGGCTGCAGCAAATTCAAATGTTGCTACTCGCCATATATTAGACTCGGGTTTGTTTTTAACTTCAGAGCTTGCTGAAAATATATCTTTACGTGTTTCTGATGTGTTAGAATATTCTGATGCAAAAGAAGCTTTTATGCAAAAAATAGGAGGCTTTAATACAATGGCTCTTGCAGAGTTATCTGAATTGCATTTACATGACTTCGGTATATTTTTAGAGCTTGCGCCTGATGATGAAGAAAAAGCTAGGCTTGAAAACAATATTCAAACAGCTTTATCCGCACAGCTTATTGATTTAGATGATGCTATAGATATCAGAGAAATTAAAAACTTAAAATTGGCTAACCAAGTATTAAAACTTCGTAGAAAAAAGAAACTTGAGCGCGATCAAGCTATGCAGCAGCAAAATATACAAGCGCAAGCGCAAGCTAATGCACAATCTCAGCAAGTTGCAGCTCAAGCTGAAGTGCAAAAGAATCAAGCTTTAATGCAATCTAAAATACAAATGGAGCAAGCTAAATCTCAATTAGAACAACAAAAAATGACTTTTGAGGTTAATGCTAAAAAAGAACTTATGGCTCTTGAGTTTAATTATAACATGCAACTAAGGAATTTAGAAGCGGAGGGTCAAAAAAGTAGAGAAAAAGAAAAAGAAGACCGTAAAGACGAAAGAACAAAAATTCAAGCTACTCAGCAAAGCGAGCTAATTGATCAAAGAAAGAAAGAAACAGCTCCAAAGAATTTTGAATCAGGAGGTAACGATGTACTTGGCGGTGGTTTCGGTTTAGGAACCTTCGATCCTAAGTAATAATAACAATATATAATTATATAATATTTTATCATGAGTGAAGAAAAGAAACCTGTGGCGTCTGTTTTAGATGACGGCACAATAAAATTAGATTACACTAAAGATGCCGTTCAAGAGCAAAGCACAGATGAGGTTCCTGTACGCGACGAATCCGACACTAGCGAAGGAGTACAAGAGCAAAACGTCGAAGAAACAAATGCAGAACCTACCGGAGAAAGCTCCGACGAAAATGTTCAGAATGCCGAAGAAACTAAAGAAGATGAATCTGTATTAGTAGAAGTTACAGATGAAAAAGTTGAAGAGGTAGCGGAAGAGCTTCAAGAAGAAGTACAAGAAGCTATTGAAGAAGCTAAAGAAGCTGGTGTAGAGCTACCTGAAAATATTCAAAAAGTTGTAGACTTTATGAATGAAACAGGAGGCACGTTAGAAGATTATGTAAAACTTAATACGGACTATGCTTCTTTAAACGAAAACGCTTTATTAAAAGAATATTATCAAAGCACTAATCCTAATTTAGATAACGAAGATATTAATTTCTTAATGGAAGATAAGTTTTCGTACGATGAAGATATAGATGATGAGCGCGAAATAAGACGTAAAAAAGTTGCACGCAAACAAGCCTTATCAGACGCTAAAAATCATTTAGATAGTCTTAAAAATAAATATTATACTGAGATTAAGGCCGGATCGCGGTTAAATCCAGAACAGCAAAAAGCGGTAGATTTTTTCCATCGCTATACAAAAGACAGTGAAGAAGCAGCTAAAAAAGCTGAGCATTTTAACAAAGAAACAAATAAAGTTTTTACAGACAAATTCGAAGGTTTCGATTACAATGTAGGTGAAAAGAAATATCGTTTTAAAGTTAAAGATGCTAATAAGATTAAAGAAAGCCAAAGCGACATTAATAACTTTCTTAAGAAGTTCTTAAATGAAAAAGGTACAATGTCAGATGCTAAGAGCTATCACAAATCATTATTTACAGCTATGAATCCAGATCAAGTAGCGCAACATTTTTATGAGCAAGGCAAAGCCGATGCTCTTAAAGATAGTATAACAAAGTCTAAAAACGTAGATATGAATCCGAGAGGGGCTCATGAAAAATTTACGGCAGCAAACGGAGTTACATATCGTGTTCTTAATCCTGGAGAAAGCAGCTCTAAACTTAGGGTAAAATTAAAAAAATAAATAACCATTTAAAAATAATTAAAAAATGGCTTTAGCAGGAACAGGTGCTGAATTAAATCACCTAACACCACGTCCTACGAAAACTCTTTTCGCGGACAACTATATCGCAGCTGATGGCTTCGATTTTACAACACAATTCTTACCGGAAGTATACGACCAAGAAATTGAGCGTTTCGGTAAGCGTACTATCTCTGGCTTCCTATCTATGGTAGGTGCTGAGATGCCTATGGCTTCTGACCGTATCATATGGTCTGAGCAAGGGCGTTTGCATATTGCTTATGAAGGCGTAACTGTAGACGCAGACGGAGATGCTTTAACACTTCCATCTAATCACTTAGTTGTTGCAGGTATGACTCTTGTTGTTTCTAACCAAGCGGGTACTACTGTACACAAAGCTTATGTTACTTCTGTATCAGGAACCACTGTAAACATTGAAGTATATGATACTGCTGACGCAAACCTTTCAGGAGGTTTTGACAGCGTTTCAACTGCAAAATGTTTTGTTTACGGTTCTGAATATAGTAAAGGAGCTGCTAGTGTTGGCGGTACTTCTGATGCTGCGTTTACACGTTTTGTAAACAAGCCGATTATTATTCGTGACAAATACCGTGTTAGCGGTTCTGATGTTGCGCAAATCGGTTGGGTTGAAGTTGCTACAGAAATGGGAACTAGCGGTTACTTATGGTACTTAAAGTCTGAGCACGAGTCTCGTCTACGTTTTATGGACTATCTAGAAATGTCAATGGTTGAAGCTGAAGAAGCTACTACTACTATGACTCAAGCTGACGCTTTTGGTGTTGGTGGTACTAAGTCTATTACAGGTTCTGAAGGTTTATTTGCAGCTATTGAGTCTCGCGGTATTGTTTACAATGCACCAGACTTTGATGGAGCAGGTGGTCTTGGACAATTTGACGATATCTTAGGTGAGCTTGATAAGCAAGGCGCTATTGAAGAAAACATGCTTTTCTTAGATCGTGCTACTTCTTTGTCAATTGACAATATGCTTGCAGCTCAAAATTCTTACGGTGCTGGCGGTACTTCTTACGGTGTATTTAACAACGAAGAAGAAATGGCGCTAAACCTAGGGTTTACAGGATTCCGTCGTGGATCTTATGATTTCTACAAAACAGATTGGAAATACTTGAATGACGCTACCACTCGTGGTTTGGTTGGAGATATCGAAGGTGTATTAGTACCTGCGGGAACTTCTTCTGTATACGACGAAACATTAGGTCAGAACATTTCTCGTCCTTTCTTACACGTACGTTACCGTGCTAACGAAGCGGAAGATCGTAGAATGAAGTCTTGGATTACAGGATCTGTCGGTGGTAACTTTACTAGCGACGCTGATGAAATGAATGTACACTACTTATCAGAGCGTGCACTTTGTGTTCAAGCAGCAAACAACTTCGTATTGTTGAAAAAATAATACATTTAATTAATATTGTCCTCGGTTTCGGCCGAGGGCATTATTTTTCTTTTATTTAATTATATAATATTATGGCACAAGCTAAAAAAGCACCGGTAAAAAAGGCGCCGGTTAAAAAAGAAAAGCCTGCACAAGAAACAATAGTAGCAGAAGCACCCGCAGTAACATTCACAGAAGAAACGCCGAATATGCCTGCTAAACCGAAAAAAGCAAAATGGGAATATAGAGATAGGCTTTATGAATTATCATCATTACGTAAGCCTATTGTATTTGTATTACCAGCTATGCACTCAAGAAGAAAGCCTTTGTTATGGTTTGATCCAGAAAAAGGTTATCAAAGAGAATTAAGATACGCAACAAATCAAAAATCTGTATTTGTTGACGAACAACAAGGACCTGTTACATTAGGTCGTATTGTATTTAGAGACGGGGCATTAACTGTACCAAAAGAAAATGTAGCACTTCAACAGCTACTTTCTTTATATCATCCATTTACTTTAGATAATAGAATACAGGAATATAACCCTAAAGCTATCGCTGAAGAGCAAGTTGATAATATTGAGTTAGAATTAGACGCTATGAATTTAGCTTCTGAAATGGACATTGATCAAGCCGAGGCAATTATGCGTGTAGAAATCGGATCTGCGGTATCTACAATGAGTTCTAAGGAGCTTAAACGCGATTTGCTTGTATTTGCACGTAACAATCCTTATTTGTTCATAGAACTAGCAAATGATGAAAACGTACATTTACGTAATATTGGTATTCGTGCAACAGAAGCCGGCGTTATTGCTTTATCAAAAGATAATAGAACGTTCACTCACGCTAATACTGGACGAAAACTTATGACAGTACCGTTTGATGAACATCCCTATTCAGCGCTTGCAGCCTATTTTAAAACAGATGAAGGCATGGAAGTTTTGAATAATATTGAAAAACGACTATAAGTCAATTAGTAGTTAGGCTCCTTTTACAGGGGCCTAATTACTATATAATAAAAAATAACTATGAGCGTAAACGTAAATACTGTTTATACAAGGGTACTTGCAATAATAAATAAAGAGCAAAGAGGATATATTGGCCCAACAGAGTTTAATATATTTGCTAACCAAGCACAAATGGATATATTTGAGCAATACTTTCATGACTTAAACCAATTTATGCGTTTACCTGGTAATGATACTGGTCACGCTGATATGGTAAGCATTTTGCAAGAAAAAATAGCAATATTTAATAAAAGCAAAACTGGATCAAGTGATTTAAGTATATCCAGTAATAAAATTACAATTGACTCTAGTGATCTTTATAGAACTAGCGCGCTGTTTTTATCTGGAGCGCAATGCCAACGCGTAACTAAAAAAGAAGCTAAAGAAATATTAACCTCTCCTTTATGTGTGCCTACAGCTGATAGACCGATATATTATGAAGAACAAGGCGGTTATTTTATATATGCATCATCTTCTTTACTTTCTACAGATGCTAATGTAACTATAGATTATATTAAAACGCCTGATGATGCTAACTGGAGCTTTACCACAGTAAGCGGGGCAGCTATTCACAATTCAACTAATAGCACTAATTTTGAGTTACACGAGTCAGAAGAAACAGAACTTGTATTAAAAATATTAGAGTTAGCAGGTATAGCTACAAGAGATATTGAAATATCTCAATACGCAGGAAGAGAAGAAGCTATAAATATTCAACAGGAAAAAAGGTAATAAATGGGATTATTAACACAAAACGGAGAAACTTATTACGGCTCGGCTAGTAATTACGGCAGCTATCAATTTATTACTATTAAAGATATTATAAATAACTTTATGGTAGCTTATGTTGGCGAAGGCAAACTTATACCAAAAGTTAAAAGAACAGATGTTGATTTTCATGCAAAAAGAGCAATACAAGAATTTAGCTTTGATACTTTACCTAGTACTAAAGAGCTTGAAATTGATTTACCAGCTACTTTAGCATTTATATTACCACAAGACTATGTTAACTATGTTAATATTTCTTTTGTAGACGAAGATGGTAGACAACAAATAATATACCCTACACGCCATACATCTAATCCATTAGCGCCAAATCAAAATGCTGATGGTACTTATCAGTTTTCAGCAAATGAAATAAGCTTTAAAACTAATTCGCAGTCTTTAGATAAATTTAAAGTAGCCACAGACGATGCAAACGTTAGCGATGAAGATGAAGACGATTCAGATATTTTTGATTTGTATAGATACGGCAATAGATACGGTATCAACCCTGAAACAGCACAAACACACGGTGTATTTTATATTGACGAAGCTGCAGGTGTAATTAGATTCAGCTCTAACCTTTCAGAAAAAACTGTAGTATTAAAATACATTAGCGATGGTTTAGCTACCGATGCAGATATGCAGGTGCATAAATTTGCTGAAGAAGCAATGTATAAATATATTGTACACGCTATTTTAAATACTCGTGCTAATACACCTGAATTTCAAATAGCTCGTTATAAAAAAGAACTAAGAGCTGCTAAGCGTAATGCTAAAATGCGTTTATCTAATATTAAAATTAGAGAACTTGCTCAAGTTATGCGTAATCAATCTAAGTGGATTAAACACTAAACTATGGCTCAGTTAAAACAGACTTTTACAAGGGGTCGCATGGTACGCGATGTCGATGATCGACTAATGCCCCCAGGCGAATATAGAGACGCTTCTAATATTCAGGTAACTAATACATCTGGTACTAGCGATGGCGATATAGGAGCTATTGAAACGGTATTAGGTAATAATAAACAAAATTTTCATAGCGCTAACGGCGCAACTGTATGGGCTGACAACTTTGGCCTAACTTCCCCCACTTGCATAGGCGCGGTAAAAGATAATCAAAATAATAAGATATATTGGTTTATCACAAGTACTACTGCAGATTGTATTATGGAATACGACGAAGCAACATCTATTATATCACCTGTTATAGTAGACTTTGATAACGTATTAAATTTTAATACTTCTAATTTAATAACCGGTGTTAATATATTAGAAGATATGCTGTTTTTTACCGAT